CTAGAACCAGTTCTTGATGATATCCGCCCGCTTCTTGATGATGAGCGCGGCCGCGACAAGGACAATCGCCACGCCAGTCGCGATGAGCGGATAGGTGATGAAGGCTGGAACGCTCTGCGAAAGGGTGCCGGTCGTCTTGACGCCCTCCCCGGCCCCGCCTGCAATCGTCGCGCCGCCGCCTGCCGCGAGCGCCTTGCGCTCCTTCTCCGTCGCCGCGTCGATCACGTCTTTAGGTGGCGTCGATGTTGGCGGCGAGCCCGGCAGGCGGTTAATGATGGCTTCGTTGCCGGCCATGCGCGCGCGGCGATCCGCAAGCCCGTTGGTGCCGCCGTTCCACAGGCGCACGCACCCGACGAAATCGCCGAGGTCCGCTTTCGCGTTGAGCTTCTTCCACGTCCAGAATGCAGCCGACACGGCCGCCTGGTTCTCGTGCTTGGCGGCAAGCTCGGGGTTCGCTTCGAGCGGCAGCTTCGCGATTGCGCCGACACTTCTATAGCCGTCGCGTCCCGTGATCTGCGGGCCCCCGCGTCCGATGAAACGGGAGCCGTCATCACTGCCCGGCCGGTTGCCCATTCGACGACCGTAGATGTCATCGAACGCACGCTTCTGCCAGCCACGCGCCGAGCCGAATTTCGCGCGCACATCTGCCGCGCTCCTGAAACGGTTCGGCCAAACCTGCGCCATGCGTGCGGCAGTGTAATTGATGTTCTCCGTCAGGTTCTTGATCGTGAACCCGTCAACCTCATGCTCGATGTTGGCGAAAAAGAACTTCAGTCGGTTGCGCGTGTGATTGATCCCGGCCGGGCCGAGGATGGCGTCTTGCTTGTCGACGAAATCTTTGAGGACTGCTGCGGGCGCTTTCGGGAACAGAGCGCGCATGCTCGGCAGGTCAAGGCGGATTGTCATTGCGGATCTCCTAGCGTGAAACCGCGACAACCCTTGCCCAGCCATAGTTGCCCCGAAGAACACCCCGAGGTGGGCTTTCTCACCTATCCAGCCAGGGAGGATAGGTTAAACATGGCTTTGATCGCCCGCGCAGAGCGGCATGGGACTGCCTCAGGGGTACCGCATTGCCACCCGTGTAATCAGAGCAAACCGGATAAGTGGGCCGCAGTGCGGAATGAGCCGTGCTGCGGCTCGTTTATTTTCTGCCACGCATGATACGAACGGCGCACCCCTGATCGGCGAGCAGCATGCGCGCAATGTTCTCGGCCGTGCCCATGCCAGGCGCATCAGCATCTGGCCAAATGATCACGCTACGGCCCCCGAGCGGCGACCAATCCGTGTGCTTCACGCCTTCAGTGCCGCCCGCCCACGACACGACGGTGCGGCCGGTTGCGCGCAAAAGCGCATCGCGGCACTTCTCGCCCTCGACAACGATCACCTGGCCTTCGCCCAGCGCCTCGAGCCCGTACAGCGGCCGCGGTTTCGGAAACGGATAACGGCACCACGTCTCGCGCCCGCTCGGCAGGCGGACCCACATCACCATGGGCGTTTCTTTTTTGCCGTCAGGCAGATCGCGCCGCAGCACGTAGCCGAAAAGAGATCCATCTGGGCGACGATACGGAAAGACCATCGACGGCGCGAACGATCCAAACTCACGCTCAGTCCCCGTCCGCTTCGGGTTGTAGAGCGTCACGCGCCTACCCGTCTCGATCTCGCCAGGCGGGTCGATCGGGACGATACCAGCGTACACGTCGCGGACCTCGACACGGCGCGGCGCTACGTTCGGGCCGGCCGCCGCGCCGTTGAGGATGCGGATTGCCTCGGGAAGATCGACCCTCTTAATCTGCTGGGCGAAGTCGAGCACGTCGCCCTTCGCCCCGCAGCCAAAGCAGTGCATGCGCTGCACCCGATCGCGTCCCGTGAAGATCGTGAACGACGGCGTGTCGTCTTCGTGGAACGGGCATTGCGCGATCCACTCGTTGCCGTCCTTCGTGAGGGAGACGCCGAAGCGCTCCGCCGTTTCCGCAAGCGAGACATCTCGCCTGATGCGGTCCGTGTCAGAGATCATGCCAGTATCACCGCCAGGTCGTCATCGCTTCGCGCGATGCCCGCGCGGCCGCCTGCCTTCGTCACTGCCTCGATCCAGGCAAGCTGCGCAAGCGACGCCGTGCCCGTGTCTGTCTTGACCTCGACCTGCGCGTAAACGGCGACGGTCGATCCGACCATATCGGGCGTGACGACGACCGGGACCCATCCGCCGAGGTCGGACATGCCGACCACTCCGGCGCGAAACGGACGAGCCCGCCGGATCACAACGTCCCCGGCAGAGAGCGTCACGCGCTTTCCGGGGTAACCCTGCTCGACACGGCCGGCCCAGGCCATGCCCACCTGCTGGCGGAAAAGCCGCGCGCCGAGTTGCGACGCGCGGGCCTGTAGTCGGCGCATGAGATCGGCTTCAGCCATCGATCGCACGCCTCAGAACGGAATTTGGTCGTCGGCGTAATCGGCAGCGCCATCAGCAGGCGCTTTGTTGCCCGGCCTGCTGGCGTTGTCGTTCGGATCGGACACGCCGCGGCCGCCGCCGCCCTCGCCGAGCAGGATCAGCTTTGCATCGAAGCCGGTAAGCACCACCTCGGTCGAATAACGATCCTGCCCCTGCTGGTCCTGCCACTTGCGGGTTTGAAGCTGCCCTTCGACGTAGACCTTCGAGCCCTTCTTGACGTACCGCTCGACGACACTGACGAGCCCGTCATTCCAGACGGTGACGCGATGCCATTCGGTGCGCTCCTTCTTCTCGCCCGAGGACTTGTCCTTCCACGTCTCGGTCGTAGCAATCGACATGTTCGCCACGCGCTGACTGGTGCTCACATCGCGCAGCTCAGGGTCCCTGCCCACGTTGCCCAGGATTGAAACTTTGTTGAGATAACCCGCCATTGTCATTCCCCCTCTAGTTCGCTGAAAACTTCCCCAACGCTGATGCAGATTTTGTCAGCAAGCAGCGCCATAAGCTCCGGTTCCTCGCCGTCTTGCGTGAGGATCAATGTTCGCTTCCCCGCGCCGGCCATCCATCCAAGCTCGAGATGCGCGGAGCGCCCGCACGGGAGAACCAAGAGGCCAACGTTTGCCCACCGCATGGCCGCGAAATCGGCGTTAAATCCCTGCGCCGCGCGCGGGTGTGTCAGCAGCGCATTGCGATACTCGACGGCCGAACAGTTCTTGGCATCGAGCCCGATATCTCGCCACTGAAAGCCGCTCGAGTTAGGCGGATTGCGGAAGTCATAGACTTGATGTCCGCGGTCCCTAAGCCCTTGGATAAGGGCCGGCTGGTATGGGTTGCGCCACGAAGACGCCAGATAAATTCTAGCCATCTTGCGCCCCCTTGATCACGAGCCGGTATCCCCTCCGATACCCGACCGTTTCGATTGCTATGCCGGATCCCGCCAGCTTCTTGCGCATGTGGCACAACGCAACTTTGAACGAGAGATACATGCGCGTCGGCGACGGCCCGCCGTCCGGGTCATCGGCGTACATAGCATCGAAGATGCGCTCAGTTTTTACCGGGTGCCCCTTACCGCGCCAGATCGCGCGGAGTATCCGCGCCTCGTGCGGCGTAATCCCGTAGTGGTCAATCACGATATCCAGTGTTGGGACGCGAACATTCTGACTGCAACATGGACACGCGATTGGTTGTTGAACGAGCATAGTCATGCTCCGCTCTCCCCGCCTTCGCCTGTCTAGATGTGAAAACGTGAGCCGCCCACTTCTCGGGCGACTTGTACCCGCGCGCCGTCGCGAGCGTGATTAGGTCGTCGAGCGTCCGGCATTCCGCCTGCTCGCGCCGGCGTTCGCGGCGGATCGCCTCGACATCGATTTCCTGAAGCTCGCCTTCGACTTCCTCGAGCACGCGCCCGCTTGTGGCTTCGGGGCGCGCCTTCTCGTATGCGTGCCCGCACTCCGGGCACTTCGGCGCGGGCGGATGCGTTGCAAAGCACTCCGGGCAAACGAGCAGATCAACGTCGCGCTTGGTCTTCTTGCGCCCCTCGAGCGACCATTCGCGATCCTCGTCTGGGAGGCCGAGGTGCGGCTTCGCAAAGCCGCCCACCATGTCGATCAGTATATGCGGCACGCCCGTGCCGTCTTGGCGAAGTCCGCGGCCGTGTTTCTGCAGATGGCGCGCGAGCGATTGCGTCGGCGAGTTGTCGAGCACGCACTCAATCGTAACCGGGCGATCAACCTGGGCCGCGAGGTCGAACCCCTCGCAGAAAAGCTGGCAGTTCACGATGACGTCTATCTGCCGGTCAGCGAAGCCATTAAACGCTGCGTGCCGATCCGCCTGGGCGGTGTTGCCGTCGAGCGCAACGGCCATGATACCGGCGTTGCGAAATTCCGCGGCCAGGCGCTCAGCGCTTTCCACGGACGGCGAGAACGCAATGGTGCGCTTGCCTTGCGCCTTGCTGCGCCAGTGCTTGACAGCGTTCGCGAGCACGGCCTTACCCGACATAAGGCCATCAAGCTCCGATGTGATGTAATCCCCGTTGCGCGTGTGCAGACCGCTTAGATCGAGACCCGCAGGAGAGAACGCACGATAGCGCGACAGGTGCCCGTTCTCGATCAGCCACCGGACAGACGGCCCCATGACCATCGTGTCCCACACATCGCCGAGCGGCTTACCGTCCAAACGCTCCGGCGAGCCCGTCAGGCCGATGAGCTTCGCGCCCGCAGACTTGTAATGGTGCGCGACTTTCGCCCAGCCGTTGGCGGCGCTCAGGTGCGCCTCGTCAACCATCACGTAGTCGGCAGGGATTTTCCCCAGCCGATTTTTCAGCGTTGCGATGGATGCGATGTAGACGCGATGATACGGGTTGAAGTGATACCCGGCAGCGACGTACGAGAACGGGATGCCGAATTTCTCGAACGTCTTCGCTGTTTGCGTGATGAGATCCACGCGGTGAACGCAAAATATGACGCGCTTGCCGGCCCCAAAGATGAGCTTGATCAGCGCGCCCGCCAGGACGGTCTTTCCGAACCCGGTTGGCGCGAACGTGAGCACCGACGCATGCGAGCGCAATGCGACGCGGAGCTTGGCGCGAACGTCTTCTTGATCCGGGCGCAGTGAGATCATCGCCCCACCACAATGCGCCGGATTTCCCGCTCATGCGGGGCCATGCGTTTCAGCCGCGCAACAAGCTCGTGCAACACCTCAACGTCGGCCTCGTGGAGCAGCAGGGACACGGGCCGAACGTTCTCAATCCCGTGACGCCAGCAGCACATCGTCAGCAGAGTGTCGAGATATTCCGCCTGCTCCTTGATGCTCAATCGTGGTTTGACATTTGCCAAGGTCATTTGTGCCTCGGCATGAAATCGCTAGGCTTTAGAACGACTTTTAGTTCTTCGGCAACCTTCAAGAGCTGTTTCTGATCGCGCCCGCTAATCAATCCTTCGTCGTCTTTGAGTACACGGCTGACCTTGGAACGATGGCGCTTGATCGCGCGCGCAAACGCCGACTGGGAGAGGCCGAATTTAGCGTAAACCCGCCGCCAAGGCGTCGAGCAATCAGTGTTGTGTTCCACGAGCTTGACCGTTCTGATAGTGCGATAACCGCAACATACGTTGCGATTAACGCATCGTCAAGCAACAGTAGCATCACACCACAATCTAGACCCGGGGGCGTCATGGGCCTTGCAAGCCGTTGCGGTAAATGCAACATGGATTCACATCATTTGGAGTTGTGCTTAGAACAATGTCTGACGCGTCGCAGATCGATAGCGAATGGTTCCGCAGGAAGTTCGCCGAGAGGAAAACGTCATACCGAGCGTTTGCCAGGGAACATGGCATGGACCCCTCTGCGGTGTCGCGCATGCTGAGCGGCGGAAGACGAATGCAGAAGGACGAGGCCGCCGCCATCGCCCACTTTATCGGTGCGCCGGTTAGCGAGGTCCTGAAACACGCGGGCGTCACTATTGACGGTCAGTACACGCCAATCCTGCTAGTGGCGACGATCAATGAGCGTGGACAGGTGGAGCGCTTGCCCGAGCCGCGGCCATTGCCGCAATCGGTCATAGAGCGAGCGCGGTCTACCATTGATGCAGTTCCCCGCGTGCTCGCCGCTCAGATAAGAGCGCTGTCAGGGCCGCTAACGGTAATGGATGACGCGGTTGTCCTGTTCGGCCACACCGACGACGTTGAGGCGTCATCAATCGGCGCGCTATCCATTTGCCGGAATTTTGCCGGCGAGCAGATCATTGCAAAGATCGAACGCGCGAGGAAAACCGGCGAAGCGCGTGTCGTCACCATTGATGGAAAGACGAAAGAGTTCGATCTACAGACAGCAACACCCATTCTCACAATTATCCCATAGCGCTGAAAGGCCGACGACCTCGCAACTGGTCATCGGCCTTTCGCTTGCGCGGCACCCCGCTGCCGAGCAACCAAGAATTCCATGCGGCCCCAGATGGGCGGCCCTGCCTCGGCGATCTAAACGGCGATAGTACCGTGACGGCCGCGCCGGGAGCGATGCGATAACAGCATTAACGATGTGATAATGTCAACGAATGATGCGATTTATTTCAAAAAATCGCATCACCCTCTTGACCGGCGCCGAGTGTTGCGCTTAGTGTTGCGCTTATCGCAACGCATCGCAACACAGGTACATCAACATGAGCGCAACCCCGAAAGTCAAAGACGACATTAAGCCCGGAGTGTACGCCGGGATCCCCAACGAGGCCTACCACTCTGGGCCCGGAATTTCCAAATCCGGCCTGTGGACGATCCACACCAAATCGCCAGCTCATTTCAAGTTTGGAGAGCGCAAGGAAAGCAAGGCTTTCGATATCGGCGAAGCCTGTCACCTTGCCATCCTCGAGCCGAACCTGTTCGAGAAGAAGGTTGTGCGCGGCCCGGACGATCGGCGCGGCAACAAATGGAAGGACGTTGCGGAGGTCTGTCGCATCGACGGTAAGCTTCTGCTGACATCCGGCGACTACGACAGCGCGCTTGCTGTTCGCGACGCCGTGCATGCCGACGCGTTCGTGAGCAGCATCGTCATCAACGAGAACGCAACCGTCGAGGCGTCCGGCTATTGGCTCGATGAAGCGACCGGCATGCTTTGCCGGTGCCGCCCGGACCTTTGGCGCGAAGACCTCGGCATTATGGTGGACGTCAAATCCACGGCGAGCGCGCACCCCGACGACTTCGCCCGCAGCGTTATCAACTACGGCTATCACGCGCAGGAAGCATTCTACTCGGACGGCTGGCGCGAACTCGGCAAGAACGTCGAAGGGTTTGTTTTCCTCGCCTGGGAGAAGGCGTCTCCCTACGCCTGCGGCATTTACGAATTGCCCCCCGCGATCGTCGAGGAAGGCCGCGCGATCGCCCGGCGCGCACTCGAGACATACGCCCAATGCCAGAGCGCCGGCCAATGGCCAGCCTACGGCGAAGGCGTGCAGGAGCTCGAATTCAAGCGGTGGGCATACCGGCTGACCGAAGCGCCGTCTCTTGAATTGGAGTTGCCGCTGTGACCCTCGCCGAACAGACGCAGAAATTCTGGAACGCCTCACACTTTTATCGGCGCTCCGGACGAGACATCACCCTTGCAATCAAGGTCTTGGAGCAGGTTGCGGCCGACGCGCCCGACCGCCTCAAAGACCGCGCAGTCACCGTTCTTGTGGAGATCGACAATGACCAACTCAAACGTGCCAGCAACGTCTAACGGCCGCGAGGTCACGCTTCGCGAAACCGTCGCGCGGATGGCTCCTGAATTTGGCAAGGCGCTCCCCGGCCATATCTCAACCGAGCGTTTCGTGCGGACGGCACAGACGGCGATTGCGCTGACGCGAAACATTGACAAGGTGAGGAGCCCTCAATCACTTCTCGCAGCCTGCACCAAGGCCGCAGCAGACGGGCTCATTCTCGACGGCCGCGAGGCCGCGCTCGTCATCGATTACAAGGGCGAAGCGCAGTACCGGCCTATGATGCGCGGCCTTCTCAAGCTCGCGTATCAGAGCGGCGAACTAAAGGGCCTCGTCGTCGAGATCGTGCGCAAGGGCGATCTTTTCAGGCATCGGCCGACGAACCTTGTCGAGCCGATCACGCACGAAATCGACCACGACGCCGAACGCGGCGAGCCCCGGCTTGTGTACGCCATGGCCGAGCTGAAGGACGGCGGCATCGTCCACGAGGTTATGTCGGTTGCCGACATCAACGCCATTCGTGACCGCTCGGATGCATGGCACGCCTACAAGGCCGGCAAGATCAAATCAACGCCGTGGGCAACTGACTGGTCGGAAATGGCGCGCAAGACCGTGTTTCGCCGCCTTTCAAAATACCTGCCGTCAAGCAACGAGAAAAGCACGCTTCACCAGGCGGTCGATCGGGACGAAAGCATGGCGATGACGATCGACATTGAGCCCGTCGAGCAGTCACCCGGCAGGACGAAGCCCCCCGCAGGGCCGAAGAAGCGCGGCGGCGCGGCGGCAGCCCTCAAGGTCGCGCAGCAGGCAGCGCAGGCGGAGCGCGAGCCCGGCGATGAAACCGAGATCGACCCCGAGACGGGCGAGATCATCGAACTGAGAGATAGCGTGGAACTGCCGGGCGACGACATCTGATGCCGCCCGGCATCGTCAACCTTTGGGGATGGGAAACTGCCATGCGAATTGAAGCTGGGAAATGGTATTTGAACCGTGAGGGAAACTGCTCGGGGCCGATGCAGCGCAACCCCTACGGCGGCGCGCACCACTGGAAGGACGGAGACGACCGTTACTATTATCTCGACGGCCGCGCCGGAATTGGATTGGGCCCGGAGCACGACCTTGTTAAGGAGTGGATCAACCCCAACGCGCCGCAGATCGGCCGCACGTCGACGCCTCGGCACGACAGCGCTTCGTCGCCGATCCAGCCGCAGCGCGCGAGTGTCGACACGTACCATGAACTGATCCGGGTACTCAAAGACGCCCACGCGCAGGCATCATCAGGCAAAGGCAAGGAGCGCCACGCCAACGGCCGGCCGTTCGATCGCCAGCCGATAATGGAGCTCGGCCGCATGTTCGGGCCCGGCTTCGCTGCCGGTCAGGCCGCTAAGAAAGCTCAAGAAGCCATGGGCATGATCAGCCGCCAGAACAACGATGCAGCGGTGGCCGAGCTTCTTGGCGCAATCAACTACCTCGCGGCGTGCGTCATGCTCGTTCGCGAGCGCCAAGTTTAAACGCTCCATTCAATCCGCACCACGGGGACGGGACATGACGACGAGGGGGCAATGTTGCCTGGAATGCTTAGCGCCTCTCAGTGCGCGCCGCAGAGGGCAGGAGTTTTGCGGCGTGGCCTGTCGCCAGCGCTTCAACAATCGGCGGATGCAGCGCGGCGCGGAACTCTACGACCTGTTCCGCGCACTGCGCCGGGAGCGTGACACGGCAAAAGCCATGGGCCTCTGGACCGAGATTTGCCGCCTGGAACTCGGCTGGAACATGGAAGACCAAAAGGAGCGCCCTAACAGACGGTCCTATATGCGACCGCAGAAGGCGCTCGCGAACCTGTACGACAAGGGGTCGCTACAGCGTGGCGAGATCCTTGTTACCGGCCGCGCGCGGTAGCCGCAAGCGCTGGCTAGCGCTTCGACGCCACCGCACCAAGAAGGCGCGCGGCAATGTCCGTCGCTGCTTTGCTGCCGAAGTAGAACCCGATTACCATCATGACGATGCCACTCACCTGCGGCCCCGGATCTGGCGTGATGCCCCAGCCGAGCACCGTATCCCATACGACGATCTTCCCGACGTAAATCAGCGCGCACTTGCCAATGAGCTCGCGCGTCGACCACCACTTGTCATTCTGTGCCGCCGTCGTCGCGAGCGCGATTTGCCCCTCGTAGAACTTGATGGCCTGGTCGGCGGCGAGCTTGTCTTTGTTCGTCTGCGCGGAGATCTTCGCCTGATAGGCGCGCTCAAGCGGCGCAATGAACCTATCGAGCAGACCGCCCGTCAGGAGCGATAGAAGCCAGCTCATTTCTCGCTCCCGAATTTACGGTCAGCATAAAGCCACGCCTCGGCAGCGAGGCCAGTCAATGCCCCGAGTGCGAACTCAGTCATTTGGATGATGTCGGTATCGTCCGCGAGCGTCGCCCCGATCTCGGGCGACAGGAGGCCCCGCGCCATTAGAAATGCCGCGACGTACCGCAACGAAATTCGAATAATGATGCTGATCATGAGACACCCCCGGGCAGAGCACTCGACTACGCCCGTAAGGGTTGGTGCATTAAACGCCAGGGATGCCACTGCCGGCAGAAATGACACGCCACACCGCTGTTATGAACAGGGCAATGATGATCCATATCGCCTTGACGATGTGACCGTTTAGACGCTCAACCGACCTTTCGATACGGGCCAGAGAAGCATCGATGTGCGGTCGTTGCGCCTCAAGATTTGCGACGCGCTCTGTCAGGCCCGTGATGCGATCGTGAGCCTTGCCTAGCTCGGCTCTCATTTCCTTCGTGCTGCATCGTGAGGCTGGTTGTCTCGCTACCACGTGATCCCCGCCATTCTAGTGACGAGACGGGCTTACTCCGGATTAGGTTGTCCATAACATCACCCCCAGCCGCGAGCATGGTGTTGCCGCCATCGGGTAGAGAGTGGTAGGTGCTTGCGACTTTGGCACAAGTTGGAGCTTGATGTGGGCGAAGGGGCTGGGGGACTATCTCGGGAAGAGATTGCAGAACTACAAGAGGCGGTGGACAGCTACCAGAAGGCAATGGAAGCCCAAGTCCTGGTTGATGAAGAGCGCGCCAGGGATGCTGGGAGGAAGTTTCGTATGGGGATGTTGCTAGGAGCCGTCATAGGCGCGGCCGCGTGTGTCGCGGTCTGGCACTTCACACGCTAGATATGGAAAAGGCCGGGCGTCCCACAGGGTACCCGGCCTTCTATGTATCTAGCCTGCTGGCTACTGAGTGACAGGCCAGTTGATGATCGGTAACTCTTCCAATAGCTCGCTGACGGTCGGCTGCGCGCGCGTGCCAGACTGCACTGCGTCGAGTTGCCTATAGGCGTAGGACCAGACTGCATCGCGCCACGCGATGTATGCGGCAGCTTCGGCGGCCCACACTGCGTTAGAACTGGACACGTAGGATGCGAGGGACACGCCGTTATCGTAGTCGCGATCGCGGGCTATCGCGTCCACATGGCTTTGGATGGCGAAGGCATAATCTGATCGCGTGAGGGGCTGCGCATCTTCCGGCTCTTCGGCGTCTAGCACGATGGTTGGCGGATCAACTAACTCAAGGCGGCCATCTACCACGACGCGCTTCCCGTCCAGCATCGCGGCCAGTGCATCCTCGTATTGCTGTTCGGATATAGGCAGCCAGCCATCTACGCCAGTCATATCGTGGGAGGTAATGCTTCCGGACGATGCCCAATATTGGCTCATTAGAGTACCCTCATAACGTAAGTGACGCCCACGTTTTTGGGACGTGTTTCGTCGCCGGTTCGTGCGTCGGGCGAGAGAGAGCTGTTAAAGCGGATGTCGCGCCCGCCTGTCGCAGTGCCTGCTGTTGACGAACCTCGGGACGCGCCGTTGGCGCTAAACACGCCTGACTTGTTCGCGTCTGTGCGAACTAGACCGTTGCCCGAACCTGATAGTGAAATGTCGCCTGTTAGCAACTGCATCTGGTCGTCTTCGTCCACGCCCGGACTGCCTGCGCGCAAGAAGCGCCTCTCGGTGTTGATCAGCCGCACCGTCTTTCCGTTTAGGGGTGATCCAGCGAGACTGATGACGGCAGTAGCGCTGACGAGCGGTGCAGAGCCTGACACGCTCTCAGAGGTCAACACGCCAGCGTTATACTTGCCAGCGCCACCTTCCCCCGCCGTCAAAAGTATGTAGCGGTAAGACTGGTCTGTACTCGGCAATGCGTTGGCGAACAGGTTGTCAAAAACTGGGATCGGCACACCAATAGGCTGCACGCGCCACGGATCGGAGGCGGGCGAGATTATGTGCTCGTAACCGTCCTCCGTAGTATTCACGGCCAGAAACTTCCCGCCCTGGCCAACCAAGGTTGCCGGCAGAAGGGCGGACCATGCTTCGATAAAGATCCTCGCCGCCACGGCCGCGTCGCGCGCGTTCTCTGCACCACCTCTCGCAATCACCGCAGCGCCTTCCGCGGCCACGGCCGTGTCGCGCGCATTCTCTGCGCCGCCCCTCGCAACCACGGCAGCGTCTCTTGCAGTGATGGCCGTATCGCGAGCGTCCTCGGCAGCAAGCGCGGCTGCTACGGCGGTGTCCTTCGCGGGGACGGCGGTGTTCTTCGCTGAGACGGCTGTATCGCGAGCGCCTTCGGCAGCAGCTTGCGCAGCTTCACCAGCGCTCTTGCTTGCCGCAGCGGATGCCCGATCCTGCCCGGTCTGCACGCGATCGGCCGCGGTAGCAAGCGCGGCGGCGGCGGCAGCATCTGCGTTCCCTGACGCCGCAAGCACACTCGCCATGTTCTCGGATACATTGGAAACTTCGTTGACGGCAGCAGCAACCTTGTCGACATTGTCGGCACTGGCAGACAGCCGCAAAACGCCACCAACCAGCACTTCTAAATCAGAAAAATCCGATGTCGCCGGAATGACGATCGCGCGGTCGATTTTTTCAGAAAGCTGTTGATCGCGCATCAGCGCAAGATCAAGGGCCCTCTCCAAGGTTTCGGCGTAGTAGGCCCCTTGGTTTTCGAGGTCAGTTTCCTGCACGAACGGGATATTCCGCAGGATGATAATCGACTGCCCCTCGATCGGCGCGATAGTGGTCTCGATCTGTCCCCCTGCGTCGCTTCCAACACCAATGACAGTGTAATCAACGCCGAGTTCCAAGATCGTCTCGAGGCCATCTTCGGCTCGGATAACCTTGATGTGGGCCTCGTCAACCACCTTGAATTTGTAGTCGAACAGATCCGTGACACCGTTACCGAAATACGGACCGGATCTGTTGATCTCGCTGGATATAGTCATAGGTATGAGGCCCCAATGTTTGGGCCACCATACGGCTAGATGGTTATTTGGCTCTGCGCCCCAGCAGGTACTCGAGCGGCGCAACATCCTCGCCCTGGCTACTTCTCATGAGCGCATCAACGCCGCGGTTGACTTGCGTCGCTGGCAGACCAGCCGCCAGCCCGGTCGCGTTGATGATACCCTTGATGTCGCTCGGCCTGATGTCCTCGTCCGAAAACGGAGCGCTGATCACGTTCCATAATCCCCGTGCGCCCTTGCTCGCATCACCGACAATGCCGCCATACGCGCCGCCACCGTCAAAGCCCTGCAATGCGCTCGCGCCGTCGCGAACGAACGGGATCGTTCCGAGCAGGCCCAGCCCGGTTTCCTTCACGAGGAACGCGCCCCAGCCGTCTTCGTCGTCGTCCCCACCGCCTGGAAGCTGGCCACGGATCGCCGCCATAACGACTGCCTCGACCATGAACAAGAACGCCATATCGATCGTCCATGACGCTACCTCTTTCGCCGACGCGAGGTTCAATCCTTCCCGCTGGATCGCCTGGGACGCCTTCCCCGTCCGCTCATAAGCGACGTTGAACTTGGCGAACATATAGGACCCGAGCGCCGTGAACAGCCGAACAACGTCATTCTGCCGGGCCTCCCTGTTGACCGAGCCGCGCTCGACCGCCGACCGATCGGAGAACAAGCCGGACGCCTGCGCACGCTTTACGATGTCGTCCGCGTGCGCGATCGCCTTCGCCTCGTCGTTGCCGAAGCGTCGTAGGCCCTGCTTGTACCCGGCAAGCCATGACGGGATATCGACGAGATACCACTGCACTTTTGTCATGAGCCAGAACGAGGCCGGACCGATCCATTCCGATTTGATGTCGCCCCAGCGAGAGGCGACGGGCCCGACCTTCGGATCACTGTAGTAGTCGTTGATGTCCTTGTTGAACGTCGTGGCGCGCGTGCTCATGAACGGCGACTTCGCGACGATGTCATCGATAGCGCCCTGGCGGAACAACGAGCCTTGTAACCCACGCACGAAATCGCGCTTGCCTACAACGACCATCGTCTGCGAAAGGCCGGTCACCTGCAATGCGACAGTCACAAGGTTGAATGCGAGCTTTGCCGCCGTAAAATTCGACTTGAGCACGCGGGCGCTGCGGTTGACGAAATCGCCAGAGCGCACTTCACCCTCGGCCACGTCCTTCAGCCAGATCTCAAGCGCGTCAAAATCCGCCTGCTTCCCCGCCTCTGTGAACGCGTCGCGAACGCGCCCGCTTTGAAGGATGCGCCAGGAGTTTGCGACAGGCTCGCTCAATTCGATGTCATAGATGACCTGGTTAACGTGCCGGTGCAGCACAGACATATCCAGCTCGACATCGCGGCCCGACGACTGCGCCCGCTCTTTCAGGTGTCCGTTGCGGGTCTGAGCCTTGCCAAAGCGCCCCGCCTGCAACGACTGTGCAATCTCCTGGGTCTGATCGTCCCGCGCCAGCGACGAAAGGCGGGGGTCGTACTTGATCGGGTAATAGCCGCCCGCCATCGTCTTGCCTGCGATCGTGACGGGCGACGCCTCAACCCACTTTGGCTCGACGCCCGTCGTCCGCTTCTCGCGAGCAGCGATGTCGTCGCGGAACGATCCGACGTAATCCCAAACCGACTGCACGAAGCCCGCGTCGCGTTCGTCAAGAGATGCCAGGATTGCCGCCACCTGCATCTCGGTGAACGAGCCGCGCACCTTCGGATCCGTCAAGCGCTGCATGTTGCCATCGTTGCCCGTATTGAGCGCGACCGCGATCCGCTCCCACTTTGACAGGGCCAAGTTGATCTCAGGCATATGGCGACGCACGGCCATATCGCGGCGCTCGGTCTTCGAATAGACCGAATAGAGCTTCTCGAGCGCGGCCGCAGCGTCCTGCTTGCGCACAACCAGGCGGCTCATTGCGTCGTCGATCGGCGACTTGATGTTCCGATACGCCGCGCCACCGTCCTTAAACCCGTCGATTTCCCGCAACAGGGTGGTCGCGTTCAGCACCAAATCGAGGAATTGGCGGCCGGCATGGCGAACGGCCTCCGCCTTTGTCTTGACGCGGCCGGGCGGACGCTTCTTCACGTTCTGCTCAAATGCCTCGGCGATGTCGGTTACGACGGCGTCAAGATCGCGCTCCTTCTGCGCGTCAATGAGCTTGTCCCAGCGCGTCGCGACGTGCTCAAGGTTTTTGAGGCTATCGATCACGCCGCGCAGTTGCTCGACCGGCAGGGTCTTGTAGGGCTTTCGCGCCGCGTCCGCCAAGACGGTATCAGGTATGGCCAGCTCGTTTTCGCGGCCGGCCGTTTTCATCGCTTCGACGAAAGCGTTGAGCGAGCCGCGCCTCCGTTCGGCCGCACCGCTGATCTTGCGGAAATCGTAACGCTCAAGGATTTCATCAATCGCGGACAGATAGTCGATGCTCGCGTTTTCGCGGCGTCCGGCTCCTGCGATGCGCTCGCGGGTTGTCTTCTTGTTCAGGCGCTGAACGTAACCCTCCGCGGCCTCGACTTCATCGGCGGCCTTGCGGCTTTCCATGTACAGAGCATGATTGAGCAACTGCCGACGCTTGGCGTCGATCAGCTTGGACACAAGCTCATTGTAACCGGCCCTGTGCGCCGTCCCATCGGTCGCGGAAATGAACTGCCCGCCATCCGGGCTAAACCGGCGTTCGGTGCGGGTGACTTCAATGTCCTGGCTTTCGAGCAACGCATTGCGCCGGTCGATCTCATTGGCGAGCACATCCGGCGACACTTTCCCTTTGGCCGCCGCCCGCGCCTTGGCCTCAATGCGGCGGTTCGCGGCGTTGAGCCACACGCGGTTGCGCGCCAGTTGAGCACCGAGGCGCGATGCCTCTTCGGCCGCCTTGCGCTCTGCCGCGAGGAACCGGCCCGACGCAATCGCATCACGAACGCGCATCCGGGAAATGGTCTGCCGCGCGGACGCCTTTGCCTCTTTCGCGGTCAACGCTACGTCGAGCCCAGCGACATCCGACACAGCTTTCAATTCCGCCGCGAGCCACTGGCCACGCTTATCGACATGAACCGCTTCCACCGCTTCCGCTTCAATGGAGCCATCATTCAAAACGTCGCCGTGGCGTTCCTGCATGACGCGATCCGTCTCGGCTTCGATCGCCTCGCCCCGCTTCGGCGCGCGCTCCATAGCCTGGATCATCTCATCGCCGCTGCCGAAGCCGAACCAGCCCGCCGCCTCATCGGGGTCAACACCGCCGCCCGTGGCATACACGGCCTGTTTCCCGCGCGGCAAAGTCTTGAGGACGCCTTCGCCGTACCGGGCAACGAGAATTTCCTTGGACAGCCGCATGTCGGGCATGTCCTCGGCCTTGCCCTCGCCGAGCCAGCGCTTGTTCCCCATCCACTCGATTGCGCGATAGTAGGGATACGCATTCACCTGGGCAGAGACTTCCGCCTTGACCTTGGCCCGCTCGTCTTTGAACCACTTTTCCTTTTCGCGTTTAATCGGGCTCATGATTTCGCGCAGTAGGCGAGATTTGGCACTGTCCTCGGCCTGCTGCCGCAGCTTCATCAAATTGGCGTGCTCGCCCTCCGTAAGGCCGAGTTGTTCGGCCGTGGCAAACACGGGCGTTGATCCGCCGACATCAGCCTGCGCCTTCGAGATTTCCTCATCGCTGGCAATCATCCGATCGAACACGCGACGAATGTCATCCGACAGATTGACTTCGAGCGCGGTCAGCCGCCGATAGATCGACATGAGCCACGCGCGGAACTTCTCGAACGCGGACCTCAGTTCGGCATTCGGTGCGCGACCCTCCATAAGATAGGCTTCGAACCCGCGCGCGAACTGCTCTTGGCCGCCGACCACAATGGCGCGGTCTTTCGCGGCGTCGCCCGTCGTTCCGGCTTCGAGCCACGCCGTAACGTCGTCAGCGGAGACTTCGACATCAGCCGCGGATCGCGTCGCATCCTTTGCAACGGCGGCGGTGTTCTCCCCCCACCATGCCCGCACGGCATTAATGTCGGCCGCCGCCTGAGCCTCACCACGCGCGGCAAGGTCTTCCATGACGGTCAAGAAATAATGGCCGCTCTCATGAACCATCGTCGAGAGATCGGCCCTCTCGAAGAGGCGAATGATCGTGTCGCCATTACCCACGCCGCCTGCCGGGAATTGGATCAAGCCGCGAACGCCACCGGCTCCCTGGAACAGAGGAAAGTCGCCCAGCGACAAATTGTTGAACGGAGCAACCAGTTCGGATACAGTGAACCGGCGCGCGGCCCCCGCGCTCCCTACGTCCACGGCAAGCCCTTTGCTCGCCGCCGTAGAAATAGGGGCCACTTCCACCCCTTCAATCTGATGCAGGCGATTGCTGTGATACTCCGACTTGGAGACAGCAAAGCGAACGGCAACATCTTGACCGTCGAGAACAAGGTGCGCGATGGCGTAATTGAACGCGTCGCCCTCGTGATACGTAACCGACCGTTCAAAGATTTCGACAAGGCGCGGCGCGAGAGCCCGCTTCATGGCATTGGCGTTCGAAGAAAACCATTTGCGAACGGACTTCTTTGTAATCTCGACCGCCTCACCAGAGGCGTTTTCAGCGTCGCCGAGCGGAACCGCATCGCGCGCAGCGGCATGCGTCGCAATTGCGGACAAATCAGATACGGCGACGGGCTCCACCTCCACATTGCCGTTGGCGTTGACGGGTGCCGAACGACCGCCGCGATCCTCACGCGACTGACTGTACGTTGCGCGCGGCTCTCGGATCATCGTTTCGCGCGTCGAGAAATCCCTGCTACGGCCCTTGTTCTGCACAAATCCGAACCGCTTGTAGAACGCCGTCAAACGCTTGACGGACGATCCGCCGAAATCCGTGGAAGGCGTCAGGGCGATCCTCTTGCCGGTCGCATCTGCGTACTCCGCCAAGGCGGACATGACCAGCGATCCAACACCGTCGCCGCGCTTCTCCGCGACGATCTTCCTAACGGTGATCAAATCGCCACTTTCGGAAACAGAAAGGTCAACGCCGTTAGCAGCGGCCAGGGCCTCAACATCGGCTAGCGTGGCTGCCTGCTCAAGTGTCGAAGCGCCAGCCGCTTCGAGTGCCGCCCGGATCGTCGCGTCGTCGTCGCTTAGCGACACGCCGAGCGTGGACAGATGCTGCTCGATGTCGTCGAGCGCGGCCGCCTGCTCTATCGCGGGGTCGATAGCTTCGTGCGCCGAATACTGCGGAGCGCCGGCCAGTTCCGCATCAATCGCATCCCACAGCGCGGCCGAAAGATCTGGTACCGCACTGCCCTGCTCAATGGCGCGGAGATATTCCGCAACGGCTGGGCTATCGGCCATGTATCCGCGCTCGACGGCCGCAAGCGCCACGTCGTCAGCACCGTGCCGCTTGCCGCCATCGCCGGGGAGCATGGAGGCTTGGCCAGCGATGAAGCCCTTGCGCGCCAGGCGCAGCGACTTTTTCCCTTTGCCGCGGTTGACCACGGTGGCATCGCGCGCAGCGAGTTCGCCACCGGCATCGTTGATCCCGCCATATTCGGAAATGAACTCGAGCAGCGATTGCCGCTTGTCGCGGATCGTTCTTTGCGCGCGCGCCTCTGCGAGCGTCCGCGTCAGCGCATCAACGTCACGGAACTGCATCCCCTCCGGGATCGCGCCGCGAACGCTCGGCAGCGGATATTGCTGCATGAATTCTTCGGTCGACATACCGGAGCGCTGCGCCATCACGCGATAGAACGCCGGATATAGCAGCGCCTCCGTCGTCGCGACATCGGTCGAGCGGCCCGCCTCGCGAAGACGCGACACCATCGTGTCGTAGATTTCCTGCTCGAATGACCGCAGTTCCTCGTCCTGCTGGCGCAGACGCTCGGCAACCTCCCACGCCTCCCCGAGCGCTTCGTTGGCGCGCGCATTGAACTCGGCCGCCTCGGCCGGCGTGAATTCGTCGGGATCGAAGCGCATGTTTTCCATAAGGAACGCATCGTGCTCAGATCCGGCGATGTGTGCGGCATAAGTCGCGGTGGGGATTAGGAGATCACCGCCACCGGCCAGGGCCGCGTCGAGATCGTCACGCGTCACCCCTTCGAGGCTATCGACGAGCTCGTGCGGGTCAACGCCGATGGACTGGAAATATTGCGTGAACCGCTCGGCCGGGACAAAGACGTTCTCCACCGGGCCATCTTTCGTCGCCTCCGCCACGAACTCGCGGAACTTGTCGGGCATGCGCCGGCGCAGCGCCGATGACTGCGCCTGGCCGGAGAGTTCTTCGAACAGCGCCTTACGGTCACCTGCCGCCTTGGCCTTGGCCCCGTAGTCGATGAATTTCCGGCCGCCGACGCCAACCACCTCGACAGGCGCGGTTGCAAATTCGGCAAGCCCCTCGAGGAGGATATCGCCGAGGCTCATCTCCTGGCCCGAGAAGTATTGTCCGCCCGCCTCGCCAGCCGCGCCCATGGCCGCCTGTGCGAAGGATTGCAGCACCATGTTGCCGATGTGGCTTTCTGCCAGCGCCTTGCCGGCGATACCGCCTGAAAGCCCGTCCATCGCGCCGATGACCACCCCGCGCACAAGCCCGCGCTCAGCGGCGGCACGCATCAAATCGGGGTTGGTGACGGCCGCGAGCGCGTCTTCGGGCTTCGATATATCCAGACCATGTTCCTTGAACAGATCGGCGGGCGCGGTTCCCATTTCCGTCGCGGCGGAAATCGAACCCATGGCTACGGCACCGGCAGAAGGGTTGCGGGTCGCGAGCGTCACACCCGTTGCGACAGCGAGCGCCGGCAAGCTCTCGGCGGCCGTTTCTGCCGCGAAGGCAGCGAACGCGCCTGGGTCTCTCGCGATGGCCTGCATGTAAGCGCTGAGATCGGTCAACAGATGGCCGGACGGCTCCACCTCAAGCCAGTTCGCGCGCCCACGATCGCCCGCAGGCGACATCGGTATCTCTGCGATCCGATCGTTGATCAAACCGACTTGCTGCTGATAGTAGGCGGCGCTGTCCTTCGCCGCGTCGGGGCCGATCAATTCCGACACGCGCGATGTGGCGTATCGGGAGACGGCCCGAAACAACTCGACCGGGCCGGGAAGGTTCGAGTAAAGAAGCCGCCCATCATCGGCGCGAACGTCGGTTTCGCCCGCGAGGATATCGCCGAACGAACGCTGCTGATCTTGCATGCGCAGCGTGGCCGCGTTTGCCTGGAGCTGGTTGTACACCATGGGCAAGCGCTGGACGCCGCGCGATATTGCGTTCGTCGCAGCAGCAAGCGGCGTTTCCCACCAAGACAGCCCGTCGAGATCGTCCTTAGAGATGACGGCGTTCTCAGGGTTGCGCAGCCATTCCGTGAGGCGCGGCGAACGCGAAAGGATCGTCGTGTTTTTCTGGCGCGCGATCTCGGCCTGAAAAAGATTGCGGTGCTCTTGGACCATGGGCAGCGGCGGGACGAGGCCGCCCGTCGCATTCCCGAACTCACTGGCCAGGTTCAAATCGCTTGCAATTTCGTCCGGATCGCCATCAGTTGCGGCAAGCACGACATTCGCAGCGCCAACGCCGCTCTGCTGCTGCTTTGCCTTCCAGGCTTCGTAATCTGCAAGCGTGTCCACAGGCCACTCCCAAAAGCGATTGACCTACAGGATTAGAGAGTGGACGGTTGCCGTTGAGAATTGCCGGATGGGCTGGACCGTGGAACCATTTGAACAAGTGCTGCAATCCCACACTCCGATGCTATGGGCATGGGTGTTTGCTGCCACCTTGGTCGTCTTGGGTCTGATTGGACGGAGTTTTCAGCCGCGAGCCGTGATGACGACGCTCATCGCCTTCGCGGGGGTGTTTGTGGCCATCATCGCCGGCGCGCTCGGCGTCCTGTCGCTCGCCATCTGGCACAACCCAGCCCGGTTGCTCCCAGCGATAGGGAATGATCCGGCTTCTATGCTCGCCTATTTTACCGAGCTGGGGATCGAGTTTTCCCTCCCTGGCATTCTCAGCATCTTGGTCTTTTGCTGCATTCAGATTTCCAAGAGCAGAGCAACGCGTTTAGCGAGTTAGCGGCTAAGCACAAAATCCTCGTAACGCTGAACGACCTCATCCTGGCTCGGCTTCCGGCCAAGCTCGCGTTCAAGATCAATCGCGATCCCGCGCCGGAGATCAATCGGAATATCGCCATAGTCGACGGCGACCTCTGCCGTCGAGTCATCGGGACGATCAGCGGCCTGGAACGCGAGCGCCTGCGTCTCGTTTGTGCCCCACAGCATGCCAGGCGTCTTGATGACCACCGGCAAGAGAAGCTTGTTGATCATCGACTGCACTTCGATCTGCGTCGGGGCCCGGTTGTCATTTTGGCGCTTAAACGCCTCCAGCTCGGAGGCCAAGGCGTTCTGGAATTTAACGACCTGCTTGGCTGCATCCTCGCGAGCCGATCCCTTCTTGCCCGTCGTCGTGATGCCAACGGCCTCAAGCTGCGTGTTCGCTTGGCTGAATGCGCGGGACAGATCGGCCCCACTCTCCTTGGCCTTGCGCTTGTTCGTCAGCGCGTCCTGTCGCCAGCCGCGCACCTTCTCCCAATCTGAATTCGAGAGCCTGTCGCGATACTGGAATAGGTCGATGGTCCCGAAGCCTTCAGGATCGGTCGCGAACTCGGTCTGCAAATCGTACATCGTGCGATCGTCGGTCTGCGGCTCGCCGTGGCTCCGAAGCTTTTCCTGATAGTTCATGAGCGTCGTCATGCCGGACGCGCCGAGCGCCTGCTGATAATCGAGCGGAAGTCTCGAGATTTCCATGCCGGGGTTGCGCATAAGCTCGCCTTCGGCCCACGACTGAACCTGCTCCCGCTGCGCATCCATCTGCTTCTTTTGCAGCGTATAGTAAGCGCTCAGGGCCTCTTGCGTCGCCTTCCGCTCTCTCGGATCCTTGATCGCCATCAGGCGTTCATTGATGCTGGCCAGACCGTTCGGGCTATAGTTCGGCAGGCCCGCTGTCTGCTCTGTCACGGTCCCGGCAGTACGGAAGCCCAGGACGCGACCCGCGTCGTACGCCTGCACGTTGACGCCGTTGCTCTGGTTCCCGCCAAGAACAAGAACGCGGCCGTTGCGGTCGAAGCCCTGGAAAAACCCGACGTGACCCTTCCAGCCGTTCGGATCTCCGCGCGACAGCACGACTACATCGCCCCTTTTCGGCCGGTCGGTTGCCGTTCCGAAATTCAAGAACGACCGGGCGTTGAGCTTCCCCGTCCCCTCAACACCGCTCTCGCCGAGAACGCCGTTGACGAAGGCCGCACACCACGACGTAACGCGAGGATCGACATTCTGCCCCGCCGAGCGCCGGATAAAGTCAGAGATCACCGCCGCGTCGCGGCGCTCGTTCAGGCCGATGAAACGCGACGCAATGTCGTTCGCACGAATGCGAACGTCCCCCACCGGCCGCGCCTCATCCGCAGACGGCTGCACCTCGTCGGCGTCGCGATCCGGCGCGGGCTCGTCGAGCCCCATGCGCGCGGCGCGAGCGCGGGTCGGTCCCCGCTGCTCATCGTCATACGTCTGCATGGGAATGCCGGAAACGATGCTGGCGACGTTGCGGTTTGCCTTTTCGGCGATCACCGGCCCCTCGAGAGCCTTCTCGAGATTTGCCTTGTCCGCGGCCGAGATCGCAGCGGCGTGGTCGTCGATGTATGTTTTTGCCGCCAGGGGATCGCCTTGCGCGAGACGCGTTGCGATGCTCTTGTGGACCCCGGACGTGAATTCCTTTTCTTTCAGGCTGAGCGTCGCGGCGTCCCATCCGTGCATCGCGCCTTGCTCGCGGATTTCCATGATACCGGCCGCGATGTTCCTGTTGACCAGCGCCGGGTTACTGGCGTTCTCCAACGCATCATTGGCGAACGTGCCGACGCGGGCCGCCGACGTTTCATTGAACCAGCCTTTGCGCTCTCGCGCGCTATGAACAATCGACTGCTGGAATATCGATCTCAGACGAGCCTGAGACGAATTCTGGTAGTTCTGCGCTGCGCCGCCCGTCAATTCCTTGCCGAACTCTTTGCGCTTCTCTTCGGCTTCCTTCTCAAACGCTGCGCGGCCGTCTACGGCATTTCGGCCCTCGAGCGTCATGTATCCGCCGTCACCGTACATCCGTTCGCGCAGCCAATCCGAATAGCTGTTGTCTGCGTCCTTCGCGCGGTTGGCGTCATCAAGCGCTTGCAATTGGGCGGACACGCCGGCTGCGGCGTCAAGCCCGCGCGCCATCCCTTGCATGCCGCGGCCGATATCAGCGCCGAACGCTTCCGGCGTCGCGCGAACGTCGATATCCTGCCGAAAGTTCGGGCGAAGAGAAACGTTCGGCGTATACTCCGGGACGCGAACCATGGTTATGCCCTCCCCTCTTCCCCTTACGAAATCGTGCCCATGGTCGATTTCCTATACTGGCCGTAAGCGCTGGCCCCGCCGCCGAGGATCGTTCCCGCCGCGCCGAGGTATCCGCCTGCTGTCGCGGCGCTCGCGCTCATGTTGCTCATCTGCGCACCAGCTCGCTTGTTCTCAGCATCGACCTTGTGTTCGTATGCCTCCCGATACGCATTGGTGCGGATTGTGAGCGCATCGATCTCACCGAGCGCCGCGGTATCAACCAGTGTATCGAGCGGAGATCCAAAGCTCAGATCAACGCCGTTAGCGGCCATCGCCGCAGTCTGCGCGCCCTGAAGGCGGGCCACCTCTTGTCGCTTGCGCTGCTCTTCCAGCTTGCCGCGCTCGATCGCATCCTTTGCCCTGCGATCGGCAATGGTGGCGTTCATTTTCTGGACTTCCGCATTGTAGCGGTTAGCCTGCGCCGTGGCCTGCGCTTGCTGCACCTGACCGACCGCGCCGAGCAGCGTCGAGCCGAGCATTAATGCCATAGTTAAGTCGCACATCAGCCGACCTCAATTCGAAGATGTAGAACGTATGGCCGCGGTGCTCGACCGGATCAGAAAGAGAGAACCCGAGCCATCGCAGCCAGCGAACCGACACCTCGTTGCGGGCATCGACAAAATTCCTGAGTATCGAATATCGCCGCAATAGTTGGCCCCTCCATTCGAGCGACGAGCGGAGGAACTCGGTTTGGTGCGCCAGAACTACATCCGTGCCGAGCAGCCAGGGCGCGCCGGACCCGGCAAGAACGTTGAGATCGCCAACGCCGAACATCAATTCCGGGCGTCCGTCGACGATCCACGTTCGGGCAAACGACGATTTGCGGAGCGAGAACGCGAGCGCCTGACCGGGCGTCTTTCCCGCGGCGGCATGGACCTCGAGACGATCAGCCTCGCGCATCCTCTTCGCAATGGATCGGATGTGCTCTGGCCGCGCTGGAACAACCTGGGTTGCGGATTTCATCGCCCAAGCGTCACGTCAGGCATGATCGCCAGGATGGTCATCGGGAGCGGGTCGAACTGCTTTACGAACATACGCCCGTTGGTGTTCCAGTCCCACTGCGGCGTGATTTTCAGATCGCCCGTATAGAGCTTGATCGCCTCGCCCCATGCCTCCGTTGCGCGCTGCTTGTACTCGACGAGGTGCTTGCTTTCGCGGTCGCCGTCGTACGGTCCGATGAATATTCCGCGCGTCCTCTCAACCCGGAGCGTGACCTCGCTGATTGATTTCTGTCGGCCCTGCGCAGTTCCGAGCCCAGGCACCTGACCAAGATCGAGGTTGAGAGTTTCTAGCGTCGCCGTCATTGGCAAGCCGACGTGAACCTTGGAGGCCGCGTTCGGGAGCGTCACGCCGACGCCGCCAGTTACTTCGCCAACGACGAGATTTCGCACCACGTTGCCGTCCGCCAGCGCGACAACCTCTTGGCCCATCAAATGGTCAAGACCGGTGATGACCGTTGCCGGCGCTCCGGTATAGGTCAAGCCGCAATCAACAAAGAACGCGTCTTCGACCTTTTTGAAGCTGCGGGAATGAAGCCGCTCGATGTAGCGCTTTCGCACGCCCCCGACCGTCCGCCTGACGACGAAGTAGGGGACATCCTCGTTGCCTTCTTCAACGATCGCGACATCTTCGAAGATCGCATCGTTATCTGGGCCGCTCTCATGGCGTGTCCATGCCCACACGTCATGCTCTTTCATGTACGTGAGCGAGACGAGCGACCCGTCATCAAGAACAACCCAGGCAATTGAGTGTGGGGCCTGCGCGTATCCCCACGCCTTGATATTTTTATCCTCGAACAAGTGCCGCGCAAGGATCGTCAAATCCTTATCAACGAAGCCATCATCAGCAAACTGGTAACTGAAATCGCGCACGACACCACCGCGCGCCTGTGCAAACAGGATCGTCTTCCCGACGACAATCGGTTGCACGCGAGCTGATCCCCGATAGCCCTCGTTGTCGATTTTGATCGCACCCGGCGTTATGGCGTCCGAATTTGTCCCGCCACTGACAAGCCACTC